TAGCTAAATAATCACTATCTTGGTAATCATTCATACTACCGATTCCACCAGAAGGTACTGCTGTCGCATTTATTGCGGTTGATGTCATATAACCTCTATACCTAGTCACCACAGTCACATAACCGTTACTCTCTGATATTGTGTTATCACCTACAGTCATCGTACTTGACCAATCTGCTGCACGACTGTAATAATCATTCCAAGAAGCTGTTGCTCCTGAACTTTTATTAGCAATTAATCGTATATCGGAATCATTTATACTACAGGTTGTACCAGAACTACCTCCTGCTTCAACGTGCATTTCATTTAAACTTATAGTACCTGAACTTGGAGTAGCCATTACTTACCCTCTAATTCTTTTACTTTAGCTGTAAGGGTTTCTATTTGTTCTTGTTGTTCTTTAATTGCTTCTACTAATAACCCTACTGTGTTGCCATAACGAATAGCTAAATGTTTATCATCATCATCATCTATATCAGAAGATTCATAAACTGCTTCTGGTAATACTTTTTCTAAATCTTGTGCTATTAAACCTGTGCTTTTCTTTCCATCTTTTTTGTAATTAAAAGTAATTCCTTTTAATTGTTTTACTTTATTAATAGCATCAGGAATAACTTCAACATTTTCTTTCAATCTTATGTCTGATGTACTTCCATACGCTGTTATATTTCCTACAAAAATTACATTACCAGAGCCATCAATTTGTCCTCTTGCAGCTCCCTGATTATAAAAAATAGTTTTGTCTGTACTGTTTTGAAAGTAAATTCCCTCTTGTATGGCAGCAGAAGAATGAGAAAAAATACCTGCTCCACCACTATCTGCATAAAGATAACCATTATAGCTTTGACCTGTATTATTCCAAGAAGAAATAAAATTTGAAGCACTAGAAGCTGTGCTTCCTTTGTGTGAAACTGTGCTGTTGAAAGTTGCAGCACCTGCATTAGACATATCAAAAGTAAGGGCATCAACTTGACTACCGCCATCATTACCTTGAATAACTAAATCATTATCAGAAATAAATGATTTGATAACCATATTGTTTCCAACATTACTTACATGACCAAAAGTAGTTCCGCCATCAAGAAAATATATATCTCCACCATCTGCATCAAGAATAATATCTCCAGCAACATCCATAGTTAAATCACCAGAAGCATTCTCAATATTTCCTGTGACTTTTACTCCACCTGATACAGTTGCAAATTTTTCAGAGTTATCATAATAAATCTGAGTTCCTGCACTTATGGTTGATTTTAAGTAGTTGTGTCCTAATGCACTTTGAATATCTACAGTATTTGTTCCTCTTAAAATTAAACCCCCTGTTCCTGCATCAGCAACATAACTATTAGAGCCGTCATGATAAAGTTGTAAATCTTCACCTGCCCCTAAAACAAGTTTTTTGCTATCTGCTAAAGCGACATCTCCACCAAAAGTTGCTTTTCCTGCATTAGAATAATCAATGGTTAGCCCTGTCATTAAACCACCACCATCAGAATCATAACCTTTTAAGATGAAGTCTTTATCATTCAAATTATTTTGAACAGTGAAATCATCATTAGTGGTTTTAATAAATGCAATCGTATTGGAAGAATTTTTAAAACTAAAATCATCTCCAGGAGCATTAAATTCTAAATCTCCTGAACCATCTATAAATACAGCCTTACTTGCAGGCAATGTACAAAATACATCTTTAGTTCCTGCAGAAAAATTAACTCCAGAATCAGAATTAGAACTACTAATAATCGTAGTTCTTGATAATGTGTCTGGTGAAGAATCTGATACTGTGCCAAGTCCTACTTCAAACTCATTTGCTGTTTGATGAACTATCGCATAATAAGTCGTATTAGTATTACCTATGCCTGCTACAAAAGTTTCAAAGCCAACTTCGGCTCCAGCTAGATTAACTGTGCCTGTACCAGTAGTGGTAGTGGTTTCTTTTACCCTATCGTTGAGGACAAGAGCCATGCTCTCCCCCTACGCTATTCGGATAATAGCTGTGCTTGCTGCTGCTGCAGGAAAAACTATAGTAAAATCACCAGCTGTGGAAGTTTTATCTCCACCAAAATCTATAGTAGCTACTGATTTGTTAGAATCACTGCTGTTGTAAATTAAACAACCTCTTGCTGTCACCGTAGCTGTTCCAAAAGTTAAATCAGCAAAATCAGTAATAGCAGTTGTACCATCTAATGAAGGGTCTACTCTTGTTAAGTTGTTTCCTCCAGCAGTATAGTTAGTTCCAGTCGCTTGGTTAGTTGTTGCATACGCAGTTGTGGTTGCTCCCATAGTGGCTGAGCTAGTGTATAAAGCCAGTTTAAAAGTATCACCACCAGAGTTTTTAAAATTATGAACTGCCTCTAGCAATTCTTTTTTAAAACTGCTTGTTAATGTAGATGTAATTGCCATTATTTTAACTCCGTTAATATCTTAGCTAAATCTTTATGTCCTTGCTGTTCAAGTAAATTACGCATAGTGCATCTTTCACTATTGATCCCAGCTTTTATATAATAAAGTATTGTGTTGTAAATAGCTACCTTAAAAGCCTCTGCTTGTTGCTTGACATGACCTTCTGCGTTTTCAGAAATACCACATATTCTTTCAGTTGCTCTTTCTGCCCAATACTCAGGTGGATGACCTCTATGTTGTTGTGTTTCTACGGTAATACCACCTAGACCACTTACTGTTTCTATTTCTATCATTAATATCTCTTCGCTTCTGGTACTTCAAGTATTGTTCCTATTTCTTTTACTTTTTGTAGTTGTAACTCTTTCTGTAAAGCTTCATACTCACTTACTTTCATAGTTTTAAACCCTTGACCCTGTGAGTGACCGACTACTATAGGATCATCAAGTCTGTGATAACCGTATAACTTTTCACTCAATGGTTTATCAGTATCTAGTAAACTAGATCTTGGTGCTATTTTTACATTTATGCCAGCACTAATACATTTTGAAAGCCAAAACTCTACACATGCTTTACCTTCTTCTGCAAAATGTAGATTACCTTTATAAGTGAAATCAATACCAAATAAATTAATTGCTTTCACTTTTTGGTACATTGCATAAGCTATTGCGTAAGGGATAGTATTATTAAAATACGCACAATCTGTAGCTTCTACTACTTCTGTTAAAGGATAAAGGACTGCTCCAGGAACTCTTTCATCTAATTCACAGGTGTAAATAGGTCCAGGATGGGTAGGTAGCATCTTTCTCATTATGCCTGTCTGTGTCCCTGCATCGTCCGTATCGAAGAATCTTGATGCTGGATCAAGCATAAATACTCTATCCACTTCTTTAATTATGCCTGCCATAGCATTTATTGCCCATACTTCATCGTATTTATTGCTGTGTATGAGTGATAAATGAAAGTCTAATTGACTTTCACCCATGGCAACTATTGCTATTTCTTTCCCCTCTAACTCTGTGGTTTGCATTTTATATTCTTTGTTTTGCTACCTTCCCTGATCTAAACTCGTCAGTGACTGCTTCTGCTTCACCTAAGTTTTTCAAAAGAGTTATGGCTTCTGCAAACTTGGCTTGATATAAAGCTGTTTCTGATTCATTTTTTAAATACGTTGCTGCTTCTACTAAACTGCCAAAAAGTAATGCATTAGGTGCATTTTCAGACAACCAAGTTGTGCCACTGTCACTACCTGCTGTTAATGAAGTTGGTCTATAAAAATAATGTACTTCTGCTGTGTAGTTAGAATTCGGTGTTGGAGCCAACATGAATGTGTTTTGATCAAAATCTGCATAATACTTAGGTGTTCCTGTAGTTGCTGCAGCTGGTGTATAGTCTCTTATAAAAGAAACATCTTTTAATTTTAAGAAAATATAATTGTTGCTACCATCTATTACAGCTACGCTAAACGGTGCTAAAAAATCTGTTGGCTTAGTTAAATAAGTATTAGAGGCTGTGAGCGTACCTGTGACATTTTTTCTAAAAACATCTAGTTGAACAGCTTTTAGTATTCTTTCTTCTGCTGTTTTAATAAAATCAGGTAGGTGAGTCACAAAAGTTGTTTCACTTGACTCTGCATAATCTTGTATTGCTGTTTTGAGTGTAGAAAGTGTGAAGCTCATGGGAAAATTATATCACAAGATTAACTAATAACAACGCTTACTTCCCCAAGACTTCCTGTAAGTTTTTTCATATCAAACTCCGAGCCTATCGGATCATTGTTAGCTAAGCCGTTGAGGGCTATACCACTCACACCTTGAGAGTCTACTGGGTTGCTTGAAAAAACTCTACCTAATCCTGCAGTTGGAGCACTTTCTGTTGGTCTAGCTTCCCTCAATGCTTCTGGGTCAATAACATGCCTGATTGGTTCAAGTTGTGGGTGTTTTACTTCATAACATGTAGGACATGTTTTTAATCCATTCCACTCAGTTTTTAATTCAGGGTAATCATATACAAAACCACATCTATCACATTGTGCTTTTGAAAATTTGCCACTTGCGTAAGCCATTAGTAGTTGCTCCTAGTAGGAGTAAGCATCACAGAAGCTCTGTTCCTATCCTCCTCTGATGCTAATTTAAAATCTTGTTCGTATTGTGCTTTTAACAAAGTTGCTTTTTCAGGGTTTTTCTTTAACGCTATGTAATAAGCTAACCCACTTGCCATGCACGGCATAAATCTAGAGGGTACTTCTGGGTCTTGTGCTGATGCTGAAACATCATCTATTCTTTGTATTCTGTAAGAAACAAATTTATATGTTGTTGCACTGTCTGGTGTTGGCCAAACATTTAGTACTGGTGTTGTTTGTCTATCAATAAAATACTGAGTAGGTCTTCCTGTACTTGCTTTATTAGGTATGTTGAGATATTCTGACCTACCTATATTAGTTATTTGTAGGTCTGTTTGTGTGCCGTTTGAGGCTACTTGACGTATGACAGCAGAAACTATATCTAAATCATAAGAATTTAGAGTATAACTTGAAGTTCCTGCAACTAAATCTAAACTGACTTGTTCAATAGTCCAAAGGTTTACACCTCTGTTTGACCAATCAGCAAACATAATGTTGAGAGATCTTCTCGCAGTTTCTGCGTCATAACCTGTTTTGACTTCTAGTCCTGCTAACTCATATGCCTCTTCTATAGCGTCTGCTATACTGAGGGAAAAAGTTTTAGTTCCAGATGTTGCCATACTTAGCTATATGATTTTATACAATGTAAAACAATCATATATGAATCACCACTACTTGCTCCAGTTGTGGTTAGGTTTAAATCACCTGTTTTACCACTACCAGAAGTATTTTGTAATCCACCAAAAGGGCTAAAGTCTAAAACACCATCAGAACTTGGATTAAGCTCAACACAGAGAGTATCAGTAGAAGCGTCCCACAGTAATCCTATTTTAGTAAAACCTAAAATACTGTAATACACTCTAAATAATTTTACTCCTGTACATGCAGCTCCATCACTTTTCCTAGCTGTAAGTCCACTTACATCTACTTTAGTCACAGCACTTTCACCAGTGCTATCACTAACATTGGTAAGTTGTACTATAAAGTCTTTATCGCCGTCTAAGACGGTTTTCGATGTTACGGTATCAGCCATAGTTTACTCCTATTATGCGTCAGCGAATGGAGTGACTAAAGTTCCTGAACCTAAAGTAATACCTTCAACGGCATACTTGGCAGAAGCTAAAGCTGTCACTGTTATTATACTTCCTGCAAGACCACCTTTAGTGGAACCGTTTAAAGTAATAACATCATTAGATGCTCCAGATATAAAAGTTTTACCTGTAGCATTATTTACACCTGTGTATAAACCACCTACAAACTTATCTGTACCATCTGTTAAGACGTCCATATCAGTTGCAGCAGTGACTACGACAAAAGTAAATGTAGCCCCTAAATTATTTAATTGATTAGGGTCGTCATCTGCTCCTGGAGCAGTAGCTACGATACTTGGTAAAGTAAATTTACCGTCAGCATCATTACAAAGTAGAACTTTGCCTGCGTGTGAATCTACAGTTAAAGTAGTGTCAGCTGTTAAACTAACAACATTAGCATTACCTGCAGATATAAAACCAGCAAGAGATCTTACTGGACCTGAGAATGTTGATTTTGCCATAATTTCCCTCCTTAGGAAATATGTTCTATAGTCTCGGCTTGTCTGCTAGGTCAGTCTATAGAACAAGTTAATAACCTAGATACAAGAATTCTATACTGTTTTTAGACCAAAAGAAAGGGAAGCCGAAGCTTCCCTAACTTTTATCATGGAGATATGATATTAGGATTATGCTCCTGGGGAACCGTACATTCCTCTCCAGTCACTAAATCCGAAAGAATATCTTTCTCTAGCTTTGTATCGAACATTACCAGTTTCAAAATCACCTTCCATTCCAGTAGTCATTGCAGCTCTTTCGAAGTGCTTCATACCGTTAGGAGAGTCAGTTTTGATAAAGAATGCGTCAGCATCTGTTAAGTAATGGTTCACTACATAACCTTCAGGTAACATACCCATATTTCTCAATGAGTTTATGTCATTGTCAGAAGTACCTACTCTACCAGGAGAGTTTAGTATTCTGTCAGCAACAAACTGTAACTGAGGAGGTATGATTAACTTTCTAGCTTGAACGTTGACTTTAATGCCTCTTTCATCTTTAAAAGCAGCAATATCAATCATCGCATTTTCTAGCGAAGTTTCATTCAGGTCAGCAGCTGTGCTTGGTTCATTAGACTGATCACCTGCACTTAGTGTAGGGTGGTCAGTAGTTAATAATGGTTTTCCGTCGCCTCCTGGGAAGGAAGTTGAGAAAGCATTATTAAGAACATTCGCAGCTTTGACTTGTTTAGTAGTCGCCATTGAACGTGCTAAAGCTTTAGTGTATCTTGAAGAAAGAGAATCGTAGAGATTATCTTCGATTGCTTCTTCTGTCAACGCAAAAGCTAACGCAACAGTTTCGTGAGAGTATCTAGAAGTGAAAGTTTCTTGTGCTGTGTCGTATGTCACTGCTGCACCTTCTCCTTTAGTCGGAGCTTGTGCGAAACCAGATAACATTACTTCTTCTTCGAAAGCTCTTTCCGAAGTTTCAGTATCGAAAATTTCAGCATGTTCATTTTCAAATCTGTTATACTCTAAACCAAAAAGTGCATTCAGTCCAGGTTCGAGTTCTTTAACTAATTGAGCTCTGTTTATAGCCATCTATATCACCTTTTAGTCGTTACCGAACGTTGAAGCAGGGAATACAAAATAACCTCTAGCGTATTGACCAATTGAGTTGTCAGGTCTTTCGACGAAACCAACTTGTTTAGCAATACCACTATTAGTAGTAGTAGTCACACCTTCTTTCGAACGGTTGTTGTTAGTATCACCTGCAGTCGTAGAGATTGTATGTACTTTCCCTATATCAGCTTGAGTTGGAGTACCTGTGTACTGTGCCTCATATGCGATATCAGGGTCTGTATATACAAATGCTTTAGCGTCTGCAGAACCTTGTGTAGCTGTAGTCGATGGCCATTTTCTTGAGAAAACGATTTCACCGTTTGTAGCTGTATACTCTACACCATAAAATACACCTAGAGGAGCATCAGTAGCCCCACCTTGAAGAACGTATCCAGAAGCAAGTTTAACAACGTCACCAGCGAAGATGTCGCCAGTTGCACCACTTTGGATAGCAAACTCAGATGGTCTGATAGTCCCCCCAGACATGTGATATGCTGGAGTAAATCCGTTAGGATCGTTTACATTTGCCATTTTTTACCTTTATATATGTAAAAATTAAAATTACGGCAATAAAAAATTAACTTTCTTTATTACCACTTCCAAAGGTAACTCTGGTTTGTCTATTGGGTTTTTCAATAGGCATTACAGGGTTACTTTCTCGCATTAAATTATGATCAACAGCATTCATTTGATCAGCAGACATATTTTCATAATACTGCCTTCTTTGATTTACTGTTTCCTCAGGTATTTTAGCGAGGATAAGCCCACCAACACCGATAACACCAGCATGTCTACCGTCTTCTACAGTTGGAGCTTCAAACTCAGGGTGATCTTCTGCTCTCACAGGTTCAAACCCTTCACGAATACGTTTAGACATATTCGCTTTGTCTTCTTGCCCTACCATAGATTCACGTATCCATCTGTATACATATCCATCAGGTGGCTCAGGTGCGTCTAATAAAGACGGAGGTCGCCATGGTTTCGCACGAACTGTTTTTTCTCGTGACTCTGCAGCTCTTGGAGTTCTAGCTGATTTGGTATTTTCTTCCATTTTTACTCCTACGTTTTCACGTGTTTAGCGTATTCTTCAGGTGACACACCAAGTCTCTTCGCTATTGAGAGTTGGCTCGGTGTCAACCGAACGGTGCGTGCTTTTTTGGTTGACCTTGCCCCCTTGGAAGACACGGCTACTACATCCTGCACGTTCTTTTGTGTTGCATTACCATCAAATTTATGAGGAAATGCATCTACAATTCTTTTATCTAACTCTGAATAATAATCATCAGAGGTAGGGTCAAAACCTTCATCCCTTATGAGTTGATTATGAAAAGCAAAGGCTGTGCTAGTCATAGCGACGTCTTTACCGAACCACTCATTTTTATCTGCCCAAGCAACTGCTTTAGCATCAGGCTCTGCTCGAGTTTCTTGAGAAGGTTGAACAACTTCTTGAGTATTTCCAACAGCTGTTTCAGTTTTAGTCTCATCTACTTCTGGTTTTACCCTATTTAAACTTTCTTGCTCTACTGCCAAAGTAGCTAGTGCTTTTTGAGCTTCAACGATTTCTTTTGAATCGTTCATCTCATAAGCCTGTTGTAGCTTATTCTCTGCAGCTGTAAGTTCAGAACTTACTCGAGCATTGTATTCATCATATAGGTTTTTATCTTTAAGCGAAAGTTTTTCTTTAGTCGTATTAAGCTCACCTTGAACATTCTGTGCATATTCAATGGCAGCTTTTTCTCTTCTTTCTGCTTCCCTAATCTTATAAGTAAGTTTATTGATACGTTTTTGTACCGAGTCACTATACTCTTCGATTTCATCAGCATCGGATGATGCTTCTTGTGTTTCAGTAGTTTCTACTGATATTTGTTGTTCCTCTTGAACAACATCATTATTTTCGTCAAGAGTCACTTCCAGTGATTCTTCTTCTGTTTGCACGGTGTCTACCATGTTATACCTCTTTTGGTTGCGTGATTATTTACGAGCTTGAAAGAATATCCTCAGGATTTTCTATTCTCGCCAATATTTCATCATCGTTTAATAAACGCAAGTCTCCGCCATCAATTTTGATACGAGCACCTGCGTACCTGCCAAAAATAACCCAATCTCTTTCTTGACACCATGGTCCTTCTGGAAATTTATTGCTATCTTTGTATGCATCTGGTCCCAATGATACTACGAAACCAACATTAGTAGCTAGTCTTTCTTTCTCTAAGGTTTGGTTTGCCAGAATAATGCCACCCTTACTTGTAGTTTTAGGGGTGAACGGTAGTATTAGTATCCTATAACCTGTCGGTTTAGGTAATTTCTCTGTAAGAGATTCATCCTCAGTAATTTTTTCTGCGGTGTACTTCTCTTCTTCAGGTTGTTTCATTTTACCTAAATTATCTACCACATCAGGTAATACTTTAGGTGTGCCTTCGCAAAATGATTTAGTTTGATCAACTTCCATCTTTTTGCTCCTCTCTGCCTTGCAGGTCTATTATTAAAGATTCAGCGAAATTAAGACCTGATATTTCGCCTACTATTTTTTTGTAATCTTCCATGTTCTTGATTCCACCAGCGATAAGAGTATTTTCTAATTGCTCTCGCCTATCCCTGAGGTTTCTAAGAAACCTTTCTATTAATACTATTGAATCCAAAATTTATTTTCTAACACTTCCACTGTCTACGAGACCAGTAGTTCGCTTTAGTTTTATCACTCCCCATACTTTTACTCCTAGCACAATAAGATTTTTTCCTTTTCTTATTTCCAGGATGTGCACCTAAATTTGGATCACCAAAAGTCACTCTTACTACCCTTCCGTTTGAGTTTTTCACAAAAACTTCCCTCGTCTTTTTTCCATATCCAGGTTTCCCTTTAGATATTCTTCTGGGTTTATTAAGAGTGACCTTTTTGCCTTTATATTCAGCCATTATTTCTTTTTCTTTTTAGAAGTTTTCTTTTTAGGTTTTTTAGCAGTTTTTGCTGCAGCTTTAAAATCAGAAGCTTTAGGTGCACCTTTAGCCCCTTTCTTACGCATTTTTTTACCTTCTGCACGTTTTTTATTGATGTTGTAGTAAAGCCCTTTTTTAGCTGTTCTACCATCTTTGGTTTTATGCGTTTTCTTCATTATTTCTTATTCTTTTTCTTCTTTTTCTTCATTACTGGTTTAGCTTTTTTTCTCATTGAACCTGGCATTATGCACCTCTGCTGTTTGTGTCACTTTTTCTAGTCTCTTCGAGAACTTTTGAAAAAGTTTCGTTTGTTTCTTTTTCTCGATCCCTGGCAATTTTCATTTCAGCGATCGCCTCATTAGACTCTATTTTAGCTAAATCTACCTGACTTCGTAAAGCTTCAGATTGTTGTTTCGCTTCTATCTCACGTCCTTTTAACTCGAGAAGAGGATCCATACCTGCATTAGCTTGAGCTTGCGCCATAGCTTGTGCTTGACCTGTTACTTGTTGAGTAGCTTGAGCTGCCACTAGAGCTAATTCGTTCATCATTTCTGGAGTCATTTGATCCATAGGTGGTAGTTGTTGACCCATAGCTTGTTCTATTTGTTGTTTATATAGCATAGCTTGATGTTCTTGTATATTTGCACCTATAGCTGACACTGCTGTTTTATTGTTAGCTACCATAGGGTTTTGTAAAAATGCACTGTGTGCTGCGATGTATGCTTCATGGTTTTGAAAATCAAACGCTTTTATAGGTGACCCTGTCATTGCTGCTTGTTGGTCACTAATAGGGTCTCTTGGGGGAACTTCTACAGGTGGTGGTAATATAGCATCAATGTTTTTTACTTCTAGAGCTTCATACATTCTTTTATATGCTTCTCTTAAATTATGTATTTGTGGTGCTGCTTGTGCCATTTGTAATTCTTGTTGTGCTAACATAACACGTTGAGACATACTAAATATATTAGGATCACTTACAGGAATAATATCAACACGATCATCAAAGTCCATAGCTTTTATTTCTTGTTGACCGCCTTTTACTGCATACGGATATGCTGGTGGTAGAGTTTTAGCGAATATTTCTGCTAATAATCTAAATTCTTTACGCTGTGCATAGTGTAATCTTTTATGTATAGCTGACATTACCTTAGTACCACGCTCTAACATGGCTACAGTTGTACCTACTGGTAGTTGTTGACTACCTATATCACCAACTTGCATGTCTGCTATACTGGCAAACCTTCTACCAGAGTCAATAAGTACTGTTAGTAACTGACCTAACACGTTAGATGGCTCTTTATAAGGTAAAGGCATCAATGCGTCACGTATTGCTCCTCCTGGAACGTCAACATCTCTAAATTCTCCTGGACTTAGTGGCTCATCTTCACCTTGTATCCTCATACCTCTGGCTTTAAACCCAGCTGGTAGGTTTGAGAGAGTTCCAGCGTCAATTAATTGCCTTAAAATAGCTGTGGCGGACTTAGTTAGCCCTCCAATCATGTGAATTAGCCCAAAACCGTAAAATCCTAGCCCTGGAAGGAACTTATAGTGTATAAAATACTCTTTTTTCTTAAAACTAGTGTCTTCAGGGTTCCAGTTACGTCTAATAGCGAGCACATCACCTGTATCTTCTAAAATTGTGACGATATATGGTACCGCTATCTCATATTCATCTATACCTTCAAGCTCTAAATCTACATGAAACTCTAAAATTGTGTAATTATTGTAGTCAGAAGCAGGTTTTGACAAACCTTGTAACTCATCTATCTTTTCTTGAGCTTCATTATACTCACTTGGTGAAGCTCCACCGAGTTCAATATCCCTATATACACCTGAAAGTTGCATTTTACGGACATCATTACCTGTCATATTTACGCAATGGGTGATTCTAGGGCTGGTTTCTAGGTTAGTTGTATCATAACTTACTACTAGATCCTCTGCTTTTACAAAAACAGCAGCAGGTCTTTCTAAAATTGAGTCATAATACACTTTTTTGAATGCTGATCCAGATAATGGTAGGTGAAATAACAGCTGATCCATCTCTGGGTCATAGTCTTCCATAACTTCTGTTATTTGGTAGTTCATAAATTCTTTTACTCTGTTCGCTTGGGCTACGCTCTCTGGCGTCTCTTCCCCCACAACTTTGGTACTCACTGGTCCATTAGGAGGTAATAATTCCTTATATGCTTGCGCTTGGAACTGTGTTGTCGCTTCGGACAGCAATGGATGAGTGACACCAGAGGCTCCAGCGAACGGCTGATCACGGTCTTCGGCTTTTATGCCGAGTAAATCTAAACCTTTAGAAAATCCATCAAGCCACTCCTCTCTGGAAGATTTATCTTCTTCATACGAAGACATTAACTCAGAGGTGAGTTCCCCTAAGTATCTTTCATCCAAGACTTCGGTTAAATTAACTTCAAAATTAGTTTGAATACTTTCTTGTTCTGTGACCGCGATCATTTGACCGTCTGGTCCCATTTGAAAATCTGTGGTAGGTTCTGCTTCCTCCTCCACTATTACATTTATTTCTTCTTCTTCTTCTCCTAACTCCTGTAATTTTGGTGGGTTAGGATATCTTTGTCTTTCTATTGCCATGTTTGTAATTTAGAAGCGTTAATAATAACTTATTTTCTTACGATATAATACTTCTTCTTCATAATCTGATGGAAGTTGTACAAAACCACCTTGCCTAAATCTCATCAATGCTTGTGTTGTTGAGTCTACTAAATCGTCATGGTCACCTGCAGGAAAAGCTGCACATTCTTCTATTACATCAGTTGCCCATTTAGTATCAGGATGCCATACCATGCCACTTTCAAATAATGGGGCACATGCATTTACCCTCGCAACTTTATCATTTCCTTTTGACGGAGTGAAGTTTTGTACAGGTATACCTATGTTTCTTAATTCTTGGGTAAGAGGTAGTCCACTTGCTTTTGCTTCTATTATGGTTACGTCAGGTTCCCAATGTTTGTATTGATCAAGTGCTATAGATTTTAATTCAGGGAAAGTATATTTACCTTTCACAACATCTAATAAAATTATGTGTGGGCTATTACCACTATAAACTTCATCACCACCTAATCTACCTTCTGGGTAAAATACTCCCCATGTCGTAATAGCTGAGTAGTCACTGAGTTCTCTTTTTAAAAAAGCTGTATCATAACTTTGTATGAGGTAATCACATTTAGGTGGTTTAGGGTTTGGCCACTCTTTCCACCATTCTCTTTTTATAAGTGCACCTTCTTCACTTGAAGGATTCTGCATATATTGTGCGTGCCACTTAGGTCCACCTCGCAAAGATGCTTTTACACCTTCTAGTTCTTCTAGTTGCCAATACTCTGGCCAAAGTGGTTTACCACTCGGTAGAATAGCAGGTAGTTCAATAACTTCCCATTGATCTGCTTTAGGGTCACGAGCTGAGTCTTTTAATAACCTACCTGTTAAATCATTGACGTTCCATCTTGTCATTACTATAACGATGGCTCCTCCAGGTTGTAGACGTTGTCTTGGTCCAGAGGTGTACCATTCATAAGTATCTTCTAACGCAACTTTTGATAATGCGTCTTGCTCTGAGTGAGGGTCATCAATAATAAATAGATCCGCACCACGACCAGCTAACGCACCACCAGTTCCCACTGCATAATATTCTCCACGTTTTTTAGCATCACGAGTATCTTGAGTTTCCCATTTACCTGCAGCTTTTGAATCTGGGTTTAAGTTCACGTTGGGGAAAACAGTTTTAAAATCATCTGTGTCAATTAAGTCACGAATCTTTCTACCAAACTTTACTGCTAAGTCTGCCGTGTGGGTTGCTTGTAGTATTTTTAAACTTGGATTACGACCTACTAAATAAGCAGGAAAAAAGTGAGAAGCAAACTCTGACTTCGTATGACGAGGAGGCATGTTTATAATTAACCTTTTTATTTTGCCTTTAGCTATACGGTCAAATGCTTCTGCCATTTTTACATGATGAGCACCTTCTATAAATCCTGGCCATTGTGATTTTACAAACTCTAAAAAATTATTTTGACAAGTATCTACTCGTTCAATTTCTTTGAGTCTTTCGGTAAGTTGTAAATGTTCCTTTAGTACATCTTCAGGAAGATCATTTATTTCGTAGTTGCTCATTTAATAAATTTTTCTGCTAGTTTTTCTAGAGCCTGCATACCGTCTTCAGAAGGTGTAAATATAAGTGAAGTATCTTCGTCTGGGAGATCTTTTCTTGGACTAAATTTTCTAAGTGGGTCATCAATGCTAATCGCAGGAAAGTTTTTACTAATTTCTTGTCCTACTATGGGATCATTGAAATCTATTTTTATATTTTTTCCTCTCATTGGTCCTTCATATTGTTCCAGAGCTTCGTAATATAGGTCGGTGTACGCATCATGATGTGCTTTTGAGAGTGGGTGTCCATCAGGTATGTCTGGTCTTCCAGGTGTAGCAGTAGGAAATTTTCTTTCCGCCTCACGTCTTAGCTTCATTATCTCTTCACCTTTATACACTAAGTCTTGACCTTCTGGTGTTTCTTTAAAAAACTTCATTGCTCTTAAGTATTCATTATACGCAGATTTTTGAAATGGTTCATATTCAAATATATCATAAGCTAACTTAACTCCTCCTTCATCCATAAATTCTGGCATAGGCATTCCATCGGGATACCTTTTAGGTGTATCTTCTGCTATTTTTTTAAATTCATCAAAAGTTAGAACTTTGTCGTATCTACCAGCTTCATAAAAAATATCAGTTATTGGGTAAGCCATATCTCCCCAATGGTGTCCGTCGATTTCTAGCATTTTATTTACTTCATCAGCTGTTTCTCCATAATCTAATAGAAGTTGTCTTGAACTTTTTCCTCCAAATTTTGGCATATTTTCTAATATAGTCCTATAACTATCTCCACTACCTACAGTTATCATATTCGACAGAGCTTGACCTACAGGGGTTGAGTTAATTGGTAAAACTTTAGCAGCAACTTTACCAGTTTGTCTAAAAACACTTCCAGGTACTGCTGCTAATGCTCCTATGCCCATTGCCCCATAACCTAGAGCTTTAGCAAATTTTCTTCTTTTTAAATCTATTTCTTCTGGAGGTTTTAGTTGTAGTTCCATTTGACCTTTGGGAGGAGGTGTTTTGCCTAGAGCATATCTTAAAAGTGGAGGAACTCCCACCAGTGTACCCATGATTCCTGCACCTAGAGTATTACCTTTTTTATATTCACCGTATGCATCACCACCTAGTGCGGTACTTTCAGTAAGAGCAGCAGCAGTACCTACACCTCTCGGCAAAGCACCTGCTCCAAGAGTCATGGCACTCAAACCTGCATCTGCTAAACCAAAATCAGATATGCCGTATTTTAACATGTCAGACATAGGTCTATTTACATCTACCCCTTCTGGTAATTCAGAACCATAAGTTCTCTGTAGATAGTTCAGAGCCATATCTTCTTCGCTCGATCCTAATATATTATCTACTATACGTTTACCTGTTGGACCGTATTTATCAAGAGCAAAATTTCTTGCTCTATCTCGCCAAGATTGGGCTGGTCCGAAACCTGCAACCATTTTGGGTCCAGTGTCAGCGTCCATTCTTTTAAAACGTTCGGACATCTCTTTAGGAAAAGTGGGATCTTGGTATATAAAACGATACTTATTTTTTTCGTCGCTCATTTTTCTTTATTGAGTATCTTACGGATTTTGTCTGCTTTTTCATCTGCTGTGTCTGCGTGTAATTCGCTGTCAACAACTTTCTCTAATTTTAAATAAGGAATCCTCTCGTTCGGTACGTATCTCCATGTATAACCTTCATCACCATATACACCAAAGACAGTTTGATTTAAACCTATTTTTATTATCATTGCAGTTTGGTCTTCTAGTAATACTTTATCACCTTCATCAAACGGTGAAAATAGTCTAAAGAATAGACCTTTCATAAAACTTACTGCATAATCTTTTACAGCTAGACCAAGAAGCATGGTCAATAAGAAACCGATAAATTGTATATAGAAGTCGTTTAATTCTATTTCAAACATGGTCATGTCGTACATTCACGTTATTTTTCAGGATCGAATTTATCTTTGAATTTCTTCAGTTCTTTGTATCTTTCCATAGATATTTTACGTTCTGAGTCTTTAAGTACCTTATCAACTTCTTTCAGTTTTAGTGTTTTGTCGTATTTGTATTTAGGAGTATTTTCATCTAACAATCTTTGCCTTGATTCCCTAGACCTTCGTAGTAATTCTTCAGGAGTAAATTCAGGTTTTAACAATTCTGCTGCAGCTTCTTGTTGTCGTTTTATATTTTGAGTTTTTGAGAGTGGTGTAAGGTAGACAGGTTTTTGGTAGCTAATTATTCCTCTAGTGGGAGAAGGCATACTTCCTGTACCACTTTTTGTTGGAAACATTAGTCCACCTATTCCTTCCTTTTTTAACATATCTGCCATATTTCTAGAGAATAGGTCGGGGACATTGTATGCTGATTGATATTCTAAAAATTTCAATATATCATCTGCTGTTCTTTGATCGCCTGTTGATCTGTAGTCTATTTTTCCTGAACCCCTAACCGTTCTTAGTGCATCTAAAGCACTTCTTGGTAGATTTAGTACGTTTTCAATTCTTTCTGGGTTTACCCCGACGTCGTAAATTTGACCGTAATTTGGATCTACGTCTCCACCAGAACCTAGTTTAGCATAAATTCTGGCATCTTCTGCTGTGTCGGTGACAATAAGTCCTCCAGGTTGTCGTGATGCTCCTAACTCATTATTCTTTGGATATGGTGCTCGGGAAGGTAAATCCGTTCTTCTTGAACCAAGAGCAGCATTCATAATAAATTCTATTACTTCTGCAGGTATGCTGCCACCTGCCATAATTGGTGGGTTATCGGGATTACTGTTATAGTCCAAGAACTGTGCGATACCTTCGAGCAATGATCTATCATTTGTTGGGGCAGGTGTGCTTTCTACTATTTCTCCTTGAGGAAAATTATAGTCAAAATTATATTTATTGAGGTCGTATCTCTCCCTCATTTTATTTAGTTCTTTGTTGCCTACTACTGCCATAATTCAAAAGTAGAAAAATTTTGCAAAAAAAT